AAACTCGGTTTGAAACACCCGCAATGGTTTACACGCGATCACGCGATGCGTGCAGGACGCGGTTTGTATTACGTGCCTGTCTCAGTAAATGGCACCAAAGCCGTGAAGGGTGCGTCTGCACCTGCTGAAAAGAAAATCGTCAACTCTTCAGATTCAGTTATGCCGCATTTGAATCCTACCCTCAAGGAATTAACTACGCCTAAAGCCACAGCAAAACCCCGTATCACTTCAATGACTACAGACATTGAAGATCAGGGAATTGTGCCTGAAGTCTATGGCAACTACCAACCCTTCGGGACCTTTGACGATCTCAAGTCAATCATCGCGTCCAAGAAATTTTATCCGGTATTCATCACAGGTCCATCAGGCAATGGCAAATCCATGTCTGTTGAGCAAGCCTGCGCTTCGCTCGGTCGAGAATTCATCAACATTCCCATGACTGCGGAAACAGATGAAGGCGACTTGCTTGGTAACTATGTGCTGGTCAATAACGAAATGGCATGGCGCGATGGTGGGGTCACGGTTGCGGCTCGTCGTGGTGCGGTTGTGTGCATTGACGAAGTGGACTATGGTGCACAGAATTTGTCGTGCTTGCAGCGAGTGTTAGAAGGCAAGTCATTCATTCTCAAGAAGAAGGGTGAGATTGTCCTTCCCAAAGAAGGGTTTCAGATCATCGTGACTGCGAACACCAAGGGCAAAGGCTCCGAAGATGGTCGCTACATGTTTACGAATGTCCTCAACGAATCCTTCCTTGAGCGATTCCCGATCACCTTTGAACAGACGTGGGCGCCGGGGAGCATTGAGAAAAAGATTATCAAGGGGGAGTTGACTCTTGCGGGGCATACTGATGATGCCTTTGCGGAACTGCTCGTTACCTGGGCAACCGTGGTGCGGAAGGTGCATGAAGATGGCACCTTACCTGAAGTGATCTCTACTCGTCGGTTGGTGCACATTGCCAGAGCATATTCAATTTTCAATGGCAGCAAACTGAAAGCGATCACCTTCTGTCTGAATCGGTTTGATGAAGTCACCAAGACTGCGTTGATTGATTTGTATACCAAGCTGGATGCTTCGGTGGTGGTTGATAACAGCAAAACCATTGAAGAACAAGCGGACGAAGCCTCTGCGAAGTTTGCTGCTGCTGGAATCAATGACTAAACCGGCAGATGAAATAGTTGTTGACAAGGGGTGTGTTATGTGATATAATCATATCTGTCGTGCGAATTGTTCTCTACAGTAACAGTTCAATCTTTTTTGCATCTAGGGGGATTTATGTGATACACCGGTTAGTTGTCTAATGTGTTCGTTTGTTATGGAGGTTCGCCGCGCTCCCATTCTGCGGTATTTCAATAGTGAGGTTTTTATGTCTAATGTTTCAGCAAAGTCCCGCATCCTTTCATTCTTGAGCAAGACTTCGGGTTACAACACCCTTAGCGTTGCACAGGCTCGCGCACGTTTTGGCATTCGTAATGTCAATGCCGTGATCTCCGCACTCCGTAGCGAAGGCTATGCGATTTATCTCAACGCCAAGAAGCGTGGAGATGGTTCGCCAGTCAACGTCTACCGATTGGGCAAGCCTTCGGCTACGTTTGCTTCGGAATGCGCCTATCGTGGCGTGACCGCAAAGGGCGCGAACTAATCAGTTAGTTCGATCCGTCCATCAAGTAGGGGAGGCCGCAATGGCTTCCCCTACTTTTCTTTGTCAGGAGAACTCATGGCACTCAAAACGACCATATCCCCATACGGCAACGATCTCATGATGAAAGAGGCTATGGTAGTCCTTCTTGAACGGCACAAATTCAATTGCCAGCTTGAGTTTCCTCTCGATCATGGGATTGCTGAAAATGCCACCTTCGCCTACATGCTTGATTACGCCTCAAACTCCTTTCGTATTACCATGCGGAATTACATGCTCCAAGGTGTCAAGGCTGCTGAAACCTATCACTATGTCCCTGCAACGTGGTGGGATCATTTCAAAACTGAAAAATTTCCCCGTTGGGCACTTGACCGCTGGCCGGTAAAATACAACAAACTTCTCAGACAAGCCTACCCTCTTTGTCCGCATGGCGCCGATCAGTGGCCCCATGCCAAACATATTAGATTTTTATATTATGGAGATGAAGCTAATGTTCCGAAATAAATGGGATTTGAGGTTCATTGAACTCGCTCGGTATATCAGCACATGGTCAAAAGACCCTTCCACATGCGTAGGTGCTGTGATTGTGGATAAGCGCAATCGGATTATTTCGACAGGCTATAATGGATTTCCGCGTGGTGTGAAAGACACCCCCGAACGATTGAATGATCGTGAAGTGAAATACAGCATGGTCATACATGGAGAGATCAATGCTCTGTTATTTGCGACTCAGCCTCTTGAGGGCACTACTCTATTCCTCTGGCCGTTCCTCTCCTGTTCTAAATGCACCGCAATCATAATCAACGCAGGTATCAAACGAGTGGTTGCCCCGCTGTCCTTCAATCCCCGATGGGAGAAGTCTATTGAGTTGAGCCAAACGCTGTATCATGAAGCAGGGGTTCAAGTAGTGCTAATTCCTGGTCTTGTGGAAAAGGTAGGCACAGCATGAACGCCGTAGTAGTAGAAGAACTGCTATGGTTTTTGTTGATAGCCCTTCTTGTGTTTGCCATTTGCTACACGCCATGCTAGGACTCAGTTCCAAAAAATGACGCATATATACTACTGACACTCACTACACACATGGAGGTTTGGCATGGAAATAAAGATTGATATTGAGCAACTTCGGAAGCAGAAGATTTTTATTGCGACACCTATGTATGGGGGTCAGTGTCTAGGCATGTATATGAAGAGTTGTCTAGACCTTCAGACCATCTTCCAGCAATACGGCATCACATCCCGCTTCTCATTTATTTTCAATGAGAGTTTAATTACCAGGGCCCGTAATTACCTCGTTGATGAATTCCTGCGAACAGACTTCACCCACCTTCTCTTCATTGACGCGGATATCCATTTCAATCCTCAAGATATCATCGCAATGATGGCACTGGACAAAGATGTAATCGGTGCACCCTACCCCAAGAAGGCAATCAACTGGGGCAATGTCGCTACCGCCGCACGCAACCATCCCACCCTGGACCCCAAGGAACTTGAAAATGTCGTGGGTGACTACGTGTTCAATGTCGTCAAAGGCACTGAGCGATTCCAAGTCTCTGAACCCTTGGAAGTCATGGAGATTGGCACAGGCTACATGCTCATTAAACGAGAAGTGTTTGCGGTATGGGCTGCTGCGTATCCTGAGAAGAAATATCGCCCCGATCACGTTGGGCAAAAGAATTTTGATGGCACCCGCTACATTCATGCGTTTTTTGACACAGAAATTGATCCGGTCTCAGAGCGATACCTCTCAGAAGATTATGCGTTTTGCCAATGGTTTCGTCGGACTGGTGGGCAGATTTGGTTGTGCCCCTGGATTCAGACGCAACATGTTGGCACGTTCGCCTTTACTGGGAACATGGCAAAGATCGCTGAATTGACTGGGAAACTCTAACAGGAGTCTTTATTATGATTATCGGTCTTGTCGGATTCATCGGGTGCGGAAAGGGAACTGTAGGAGATTTGCTCGTACAGGATCACGGCTTTGTCCAAGACTCCTTTGCAGCACCGCTCAAAGATGCCGTGGCTAATATCTTTGGGTGGAATCGCACCATGCTTGAGGGGAGCACAAAAGCCTCAAGGGATTGGCGGGAACAACCCGATGAATTCTGGTCAGAGAAATTCGGAAAACCATTCTCCCCACGGTTAGCCTTGCAACTCCTAGGCACCGAAGCGGGACGCAACGTATTCCATCAGGATATTTGGGTTATCAGTTTGCTCAATCGCTGCAACAAACGGGGGAATACCGTGGTGACTGATGTTCGTTTCAAGAACGAAATCGCAGTAATACAAAAGGAAGGTGGGGTGATTGTGCGGGTCCGCCGTGGGGATGAACCGTCTTGGTATGACACCGCATGGAAGGTGAATACCGAAGGACTTTCCCCAACAGAAATGATTGGGGTCCATCAATCCGAGTGGGATTGGGTCGGGTCTCCAATCAATCACATCATCTATAACGATGGCACCTTATCCAACTTGCGGGACGCCGTGCGCCACATTGCCCAAAATCATGAAATGTTTGAACGAGTCATGCCCACACAGACCCATGCCGATGATCGGATACGAATGTGATTGACTTTCCCACTCCGTTGTGCTATAATCTTATCTGTCGTGTATCACTACATTATTATTCATTTGTGAGGTTCCCATGAAGTTGTCAGAAGCCACCTTAGAGTTACTCAAGAATTATGCCGCAATCCAAGACGGTATCTTTATCAAGAAAGGCAACCTGCTCCGCACCGTCAGCAAAGAAAAGACGATCCTCGCAGAAGCCACCATTGATGAAACGATGCCAGTGGACTTTGGTATCGGGGAACTGACTCAACTCCTCGCCATTCTCTCCCTCCACAAACAAACACCAGACCTTGATATTGATGGAAACAACTTAGTGATTAGTGGGCTGGATGGACGCAGCAAGATCACTTACCGTTGTTGTGACGCTTCCGCTGTGAAGCCAGCACCCGATAAAAACATCGTGGTGCCCACACAAGATGCCACCTTCCTGTTGACGGAAGCTGATATGGAATGGGCAATGAAGTGTGCCAGTGTCCTAGGATGCCCGAACATTGCCGTGGTGGGTCAAGGGGGATTCCTGTCTCTCCAACTCCTCGATGGCGCAAACGATGCCGCGCATACCGATACCCTCAGAGTGGAAACCCATACGGGACCTGATTGCTTCTTCATGTTCAAGACTGAAAACTGGAAAATGTTGCCAGGGTCCTACAAGGTCACGATCTCTTCCAAGGGGGTCTCGCACTTTGAGAACACCGCTCGCAAGTTAGCCTACTGGATCGCTTTAGAGCAGAAGGCGAAGTAATGACCCCACGGGAAATTGCTGCATGGTTTGACCGCTATGATATTAGTGACGTGCAACCACCCTACATGGGCAATTACCGACCTGGGTTTATCCTATGCCCATACGTGCCGGTGCAGTATTGCAATCCTATTACTGTGGTTGAGAGTCCATTCCCCACATGGCTCACCAAGTTGAAACAGTGGGATTTTGAAGCGTTTCAAATTGAACAAGAGGAGAAGAAACATATGGCATTATTGTCAGAATTGGAAGAGAGAATCGTGACACGCGAACGCGAACGCGCACGCCTGTTGCAAATGGTCGCAAGACTTGAAGGCAGCATGTCAGGCAAGACTAAGGTAGAATTGGGGCATGTGTTCGATTTGCTCGTGATCGTGCAAGCCTTGATTGAGCGAAAGTAGCCTGTTTGTTCAAAAATGAACACTAGGAATGCCCTGATTTCCGTAAGGTTTCGGGGCATTTCTGGTATCAGGGTGCAGGGGCTAGGGAGATCGTCGTTTCTAGGGCATTCTAGGAGGTTTTAGGGGGTAGTTATGAAGCATGTTCTTTGGACAGAGAAGTATAGACCACAAACGGTAGCAGATTGTATTCTACCCGAAAGGCTCAAGTTGCCTTTCGCAGAGTATGTCAAGCAAGCCATGATTCCCAATCTATTGTTGCATGGGGGTCCAGGTGTCGGCAAGACTACGATAGCGAAAGCCATGTGTGAGGAAATTGGGTGTGACTATCTGGTGATAAACGGCTCGGATGAATCTGGTATTGACGTGTTCAGGACGAAGATCAAGAATTATGCCTCAAGCCTGTCTATGGCTGGTGGTCGTAAAGTAATTATCATAGACGAGGCTGATTATCTGAACCCCAATTCCACACAGCCTGCCCTTCGCAATGCCCTGGAAGAATACGCTGGCAATTGCTCGTTCATCTTCACCTGTAACTACAAAGGGCGAATCATTGACCCACTGCACTCTCGCTGCGCCGTGGTGGACTTCACCCTCAAAGCGACGGAAAAGCAGAAGATGGCGTTTGATTTCTTTTCCAGAGTCCAGATGATCCTGGCAGCGGAATCTATTGAGTATGATAAAAAAG